CGTGCCTTCTTTTCAGGCACAAATCGCGTGCCTCGCCGTGGGTAGCCCTGGGCGAAAGCGCCCAAATCAGCGGGCCGAGTAGCATGATGACATAACGTGAGCTTCGTACCAGAGTGAGTTTTGCGGTACTGCGTATAAAGGGTATGAGGCGAGGGAGGACTCAGAGGATGCAAAGTGCGCTAGGACTTGGGGGCGGTTGATGCCGGGGCAGCGGTTTGGCTTGGCAGTGAAATTCGGTAGTGGTTACCTAAGCCGTGATACGCCATTTCCGGCAACCGCAAAATGGCCCTGCGGCAAAGCGCGGTGCAGGAACCTGAGCCACGAGAGGAGTAACTTGCAGTCTCGTTGACCAATTCTCGCGAGAAAACGTTACCGCGCCCACTATCACGGCTAAAGTAACCAGCACCTGAAATTCAAATAGACGTTATGTGTGTCGCAGCCGTGTCCAAGTGCCTCGGTCAGTTCGATCAATCTCAAACGCCCTGGGTGCGCTGACGTGGCCCGGCGATGTTGAATCCCCGAGTGTTCGCATCAGGCCAGCCCCGTCTGCGTCAGGTTCTTGTTTGAAACATCAGTAGACATTGTTTTAGTTTCCTCACCGCCTCCTGCGATGACCGTTGCGGTGGCCCTTCCCGCTCTCGGCTGACTGCCCGTTGCCTCCAGCTTCCCATCCTCTCCGACCTCCGACCTCTACTCCCCCTCCTCGGCGCTGTCCTGCAGGCGGCGCAGGTAGAGCTTGGGGCCGCGCAGGTCGAGCAGGAAGCCGTTGATCGGGTCGCAGTAATAGCGCAGCGAGCGCGCAGAGATCATCCAGCGCATCCGGCCGCGCACCACCCCTTTGTAGCCCGAGATCACGCCGCCCCGCACCAGGCGCTGGACCGTATGCCGGTGCAGCCCGCTGCGCCCGGCCGCTTCTTCTAAAGTCAGATACTCGTCGCCCACAACCCCGCTCCCGCCCACACCAATACGCACACCGCCCCGACCGCACGGCCAAGTGACTTACTTTTGTATAGATCAAATGTTCTTGTGTCAAGAGCCAGATTTACCGCCAGCTCTACGGCCTGGCTGCGCCCGCAACGCCACCCGTAGCCTCCCGGCTAAACGCAATCGCCGCCGGGCAGGGGGGTACTAGAAATGTATGACGTCATACTTTGACTTTCTCCGATGTAGAACAATTGTTTTGTAGAGTGTGGGCATGACGAAACGCTACCGCAAGACCCCCGCCGCGCCCAAGTGGAAGCCCAAGCGCGCCCAGGATCGCCGTCAGCCGCCGCCCACCGGCCCCACGACCACCGTGCGCTTTTACGCCGGCCAGTTCTCGCCCGACGAGCTGGCGCTGATCGCCGCCTGCCTGCAAGACCTGAAGCTCGACGACGAGGTCTGGATGCAGCGCGTGCTCAACCTGCGCCTGCTGGGCGTGGCCGGGAGCTTGCAGCCGGCCGCCGCCGCCGAGGCGGCCGAGACCAACGCCGCCCCGGCCGGCGCGGCCCCTTCAGGCGAAGACCAGCCGCCCCCGGCAGACACCGCGCTCAAGCACCTGGTGCGCGTGGCGCTGGCGTTGGCGACCGGCACCGGCCGCATGGCGCGGCTGCTGCGCGACCGGCGCGTGCTGTCGGGCGAGGCGATTGACGGCCTGGCCAACGCCTTGACCACGGCCCTGGATGAGTTCGGCCCTCTGCTCGGAGAAAAGCGATGACCCGCCACCGCCCTACCCACGCGCCCAAGCCCACGGCCCCGGCCAAGCCCGCCAGCGGCCTGCGCGCCCTGGCCGCCGCGCTGGCCCGGCTGAGGCCGTCTGCGCCCGCCGACGCACCCGACGCCGCGCCCCAGCCCGGCAGCGCCTGGGAGCGCGGCGCCGAGCGGCGCTTGACCGTCATCGAGAAGCAGTTGAGCAACCAGAACCGGCTGCTGCTGCTCACGCTGGTGTCCATCGTGGCCGACGTGCTGATCGGCGCGGCCAAGTAGGCCCAGACCATGACGCTGCTGACCCGCTTTGCCCGCGCCGCCCTGGCCGACATCCGCGCCTTCTCGCACCTGGCGCTGCGCCGGCCGCTGTATGGCTATCAGCTGGCCCCGGCCCGCGCCATCGTGGACTCGGTGCTGCATCAGCGCGGCCTCGAATTTGCGGTGCTGTTCCCGCGCCAGTCCGGCAAGAACGAGACCCAGGCGCAGGTGGAGGCCTACTTGCTGACGCTCTTCCAGCGCGTGCCGGGCGCGAGCCTGGTCAAGGCCCAGCCCACCTTTCGGCCGCAGGCGCTGAACGCCCGGCTGCGGCTGGAACGCGCGCTCAACCACCTGCTGGCGCGCGGGCAATGGCGCACGCGCTTCGGCTACCTGGTGCAGTTGGGCGAGGCGCAGGTGTTCTTCCTCTCGGCCGAGCCGAGCGCCAGCGTGGTGGGCGCGACGGCCACGCTGCTGCTGCAAGCCGACGAAGCGCAGGACGTGCGCGCCGCCGAGTGGGAGCGCAAGTTTGCGCCGATGGCGGCCAGCACCAACGCCACCATCGTCTATTGGGGCACGGCCTGGACCAGCCGCACGCTGCTGGCCGAGGCCATCCGCCGGCTGCGGGCCGACGAGGTAAACGATGGAGTGCAGCGCGTGTTCCTGGTCAGCCCGGAGCAGGTGGCGGCCGAGAACCCGGCCTATGGCGCGTTCGTGGCGCGCCAGGTGCGCAAGCTCGGCCGCCAGCATCCGCTGGTGCGCACGCAGTTCTTCAATGAAGAGCTGGAGGCCGACGGCGGCTTGTTCCCGCCGGCCCGCCGCGCGCTGATGCAGGGCGACCACCCGCGCCTCACCGGCCCGCGCCCCGACCCGGTGTATGCCTTCTTGCTCGATGTGGCCGGCGAAGACGACGGCGCGGCTGCGCACCCGCTCGACGGGGACGGCGACGGCCCGGCGCTGGCGAACCCGCGGCGCGACTCGACCGCGCTGACGATTGTGGAAGTAGACCTGGCGCTGCTGGCCGATCCGTTGGTGGCCGCGCCGGTCTACCGGGCGGTGGCGCGCCGGCTGTGGACCGGCACGGCCCACACGGTGTTGTTTGGCGCGCTGCGGGCGCTGGCCGAACTGTGGCGCCCGCGCTACCTGGTGGTGGATGCCACCGGGCTGGGCGCGGGGCTGGCGAGCTTTTTGGCCCACGCCCTGCCGCCGGGGGTGGTGGTGCCGGTGGACTTCAACAGCGCCACCAAGAGCCAGGTGGGCTGGGGGTTTGTGGCGATCTGCGACACCGGCCGCTGGCGCGAGTGGAAGGCGGAGGTCGCAGGGGAGGGGGATGACTTGCAGGCGCTGTTTTGGCAGCAGGTGGCGCACTGCCAGTACGGCGTGCGGCCGGGGCCGGGCCACCGGCTGGCCTGGGGGGTGCCCGACGGCACGCGCGATGCGGCCACGGGCGCGCCGGTACACGATGACCTGCTGCTGTCGGCGGCGCTGTGCGCGGCGCTGGAGGCCCAGCCGTGGCACGCCGACACGGGGCCGGGCGTGATTTTGCACGCGAAGGACCCGTTGGAGGAGCTGAGTCGAGGGTTCTAAGAGCAAAGCAAGAGAAAGAGAAAAAGAGACATACAGGCGGATGGGTGTGGTCGGGGGGTTGGTGAGTTCTAAACGCGGAATGGTGAAGGAAGGACGACGATGACGAACAACACGAGTTCGGCTTTACGAAATTTTTTCGCGCCGGTGCGAGGGTTGGCGAGTTGGCTGTTGGGGGGCGAGGTCGAGCGGCGGGTGGCCCTGGCGGTGCGGGCCGTGGACGACGCGCGCGACGTGCTGGTGGCCGGGCAGCGCGGGCAAGACCGCGACCGCTACGGCGCGGACCGGGACGAGGTGCTGCGCGACGCGCTGGACGCCTGGCGCGCTAACCCGCTGGCCCGCCGCATCGTGGCGCTGACCACGCAGTACATCGTCGGGGCGGGCGTGACGCTGAGCAGCCCGCACGCCCCCACCCAGGCCTTTCTGCAAAGTTGGTGGAACCACCGCCTCAACCGGATGGCGGTGCGCGTGTTCGAGTGGAGCGATGAGCTGGCGCGGGCCGGCAACCTGATCGTGCTGGTCTCGACCGACGCGGCCGGCATGAGCTACGTGCGCGGCCTGCCCGCCGCCCATGTGCAAGAGATCGTCACGCGCCCCAACGACATCGAACAGCCGGTGGCGATTATCGAAAAGCCGCAATGGGGCGCGCCCCAATCAGAAATCAGCAACACCCGCAACAGCGCGGGTGCAGGTCAAAAATCAGCAATCGCGGCGGAGGGTCGCGCCTGGCCCGCCTACGACGAGGCCGCCGATCATCCCAACGCCGACGGCTCTTGGCCGACCGTGGCGCTGCACTACGCCATCAACCGGCCGGTGGGCGCGGCCTGGGGCGAGAGCGATTTGGCGCCCTTGCTGCGCTGGCTGGCGCGCTACAGCAACTGGCTGGAAGACCGGGCGCGGCTCAACCGCTTTCGCCAGTCGTTCATGTACGTGGTGCGCGGCGTGTTCAAGAGCGCGGCCGAGCGCCTGGCGCGCCAGGCCGAGCTAAACGCCAACCCGCCCACCCCCGGGTCGATCCTCGTCACCGACGCCAACACCGAGGCCTGGGGCGTGCTGCACCCGCAGCTTGACAGCTTCGAGGCGGGCGAGGACGGCCTGGCGCTCAAGAAGATGCTGGCGGCCGGCAGCGGCAACCCGCTGCACTTCTTGGCCGAGCCGGAGAGCGCCACGCGCACCACCGCCGAGGCGGCCGGCGGCCCGACCTTCCGCCACTACGAGCAACGCCAGATTTTTTTCCTGTGGCTGCTGGCGGACGTGGCCCGCGTAGTGGTGGCGCGCCGCAGCCAGGTCGGCGGAGCCGGCGCGGCCATGCGGGCCGACGCGCCGCTCAAGGCCATCGGCAGCGACATCAGCGCGCGCGACAACGCCGTGCTGGGCCAGGCGGCGGCCCAAATTGCCACGGCCTTTGGCGACTTGCGCCAGCGCGGCCTGATAGACGACAGCGAGCTGGTGCGCATGGTCTACAAGTTCGCGGGCGAGTTGGTGGATGTGCCCGAGGTGTTGCGCCGCGCCGCCGGCGACAGCGCGGACGCCTGAAAGGAGCCAACGCGATGACCGAACCCAATCTGCAACCTTAACGACCATGTCGATTACACGTCTCAACCGTCTGCGCCGTTGGCTGCGGCTGTCGCCTAAGCGGCGGGCGAAGCGGGGTGCCAATGCGAGTGACCCGCTGCCGGTGCAGCTGCCGCGCCCGCCGCGCGATGTGACCGAGCCGCGCTGGGCACTCGCGGCCCCGCCGACTGTGTTGACTCTTAACGCCCGGCCCGTGCCGCTGCTCGAACTAAAGCTGCCGACTCTGAAATTGCCTGAGAACAGGAAGATCGCCGATGACTGACCAACACCGCCTCACCCTAACTGCCGCCGCCGACGTCACGCCGCTGGGCGCGTTCGCCATCCTCGCCATCACGGCCGGGGAGGGCAACGGCTGGCGCTTCTCGCCGGAGGTGCTGCAAGCCAGCCTGCCCCTGTGGGACGGCCTGGAGACTTTCGTGGATCACGGCCGCTGGCTGGGCCAGCGCAGCGTGCGCGACCTGGGCGGCCTGTGCCACGCGCCCGCCTGGGACGCCGCGCGCCAGGGCATCACCCTGCAACTGCGCCCAGCCGGCCCCAGCGGCCCGCTGGTGGCGGCGCTCGGCCGCGAGCTGCTGGCCGAAGCCGGGCCGCACCCGCGCGTGGGCTTCAGCGCCGACCTGCTCTTCACGGCCGGCCCGGAGCAAAGCGTGCAGGCCATCCTGCGCGTGCTGTCGCTCGATCTGGTGTTCGACCCCGCGCGCGGCGGGGCCTTTCTCCGCGCTCTCAATAGTGTGCCGTCGGTTGTTGTTGTGGACCTACAAGGAGACCGTATGACCACGCCTCGCACCACCCCGCCCGTAGAACAACTCAATCCGCCGCCCGCTACAACGGCTGAGCCGCAAGTGCTCGACCAACTGGCGGGCTATCTGCTCGAAAGCGCCCTCAGCGCCAGCCGCCTGCCGGCCGCCGCCCAGGCCCACCTGCGCCGGCGCTTTAGCGGGCAGGCCTTTGCCCCGGCCGACCTGACCGCCGCGATTGACGAGCAGCGCAGCCTGGTGGCGGCGCTGACGGCCGGCGCGGTGGTGCAAGGCCCCGGCCGCGTGGCCGCCATGCTCGACAGCGCCGACCGCCTGCAAGCCGCCGTGGACGACCTGCTGGGTGCCCCGCGCGACCCGGCCGCCCAGGGCGCGCCGGTGAGCCGCCTGAGCGGCGTGCGCGAACTCTATCACCTGCTGACCGGCGACTATGACTTTCACGGCGGCGTGTACCCCGAACGGCTGACGCTGCAGCACACCACCGCCAACTTCACCGGGCTGGTGAAGAACGCCATGAACAAGGCCATCGTCGAGCGCTGGAACCAGCTCGGCCGCGCCGGCTACGGCTGGTGGGAGAAGATCGTGCACGTCGAGCACTTCGAGACGCTCAACCAGGTGACGTGGGTCATCACCGGCTCGGTCGGCACGCTGCCCGTCATCGCCGAGGGCGCGGAGTACGCCGAGCTGAAGGTGGGCGACAGCCCGGAGGTCGCCAGCTTCACCAAGTACGGCGGCTACATCGGGCTGACGCTCGAAACGCTCGACCGCGACGACGTGCGCCACCTGCGCGCCATCCCGCGCGAGTTGGCCGGCGCGGCGCTGCGCCGGTTGAGCGGGCTGGTGGCCGCCATCTTCACCGACAACAGCGGGGCCGGCCCGACCCTGGCCGACGGCGGGGCGCTGTTCAACAGCACCGCCGTGACCACCGCCGGCGGGCACAAGAACCTGCTGACCACCGCGCTGGGCAGCAGCGAGTGGGAGGTGGTGAGCACGGCCGCCTACAACCAGCCGATGCTGGTCGCCAACGAGAGCGGCTACTACGGCACGGGCGCGAAGCTGGCGCTCAACCCGCGCTATGTGCTCGTGCCGCGCGGCCTGGAGCTGACCGCCCGGCAGATCATCTATCCCACGCTGGAGCGGGCGGCCAGCATCTACACCCAGAACCAGCAGCGCGGCGAGCCGGGTGACGTGCTGGTGGTGCCGGAGTGGACCGACGCCAACGACTGGGCGGCGGTGGTAGACCCGGCCCTGGCGCCGGCCATCTGCGTCGGCGAGCGCTTTGGGCTGCGGCCGGAGATTTTCGTGGCCGGCGACGAACTTAGCCCGGCGGTCTTTATGAACGACGAGAGCCGCATCAAGGTGCGGCACCTGGTGGCCGTGGGCGTGGCGGATTACAGGCCGCTGCACAAGAGCAACGTCTAGAGGTCGGAGGTCAGAAGCGCCAAAGGCGGGTCGGAGAGGGCCTTCGGCTTCTGGCCGACATGGTGAGAGGAAAGGATGAGGACGATGAACACAGTGATGGTAGTGATAGGGCTGATGGTGTTGGTGCTGGTGGTGGGGGCGGCTCTGGTGGCCGCGCCTTACGTGGGCGGCGGGTGGCTGGCGGCGGCGCGGCGGGCCTGGCGCGTGCGCTTCCGCGCGCCGGAGCAGGGCGGCTACGTGCATGACACGGCTATGAGCCAGGCCATTCATCCCAACCAGGTGATGAAGAGCGCCGGCACCTGGACCGAGGTCGAAACGAGCGTGGCCGATGTGTGGGCGCTGCGGCGCACGGCGGCCGACGCCACCTTCAACCTGCGCCTGCCCGTGCTGCTGCCCTCGAACAGCGGCGCGCAGAAGGGCGCGTACCTGAAGAGCGTGGACGTGTACTTCACGGTGGCGACCGCCGCGCTGGACTCGCTGGCGGCGGCGATCTACGAAACTAACCTGCCGGCCGACGGCGCGGCGGCTAGCGCGGCCACCTCGCACCCGTTTAGCTACGACGCCGGGCACGACACCGCGCCCGAGCGCATTGATGTGGACGAGCACAGCCTGACGCTGACGCTCACCACGCCGGTCTGGCTCGACGACGACGACCTGTTCCATGTCGAGCTGGCGGTGGACGCGGCGGCGACCAGCGTATTCGACTTCCTGGGCGCGCGCGTGAACTACACCCTGCGGCTGTAAGGGCGGCTTGCCAACCCTCCCCTGCTCGCTGACCGGCGGGCAGGGGAGGACGGCCGGTGGATTGAGTCTGTAGGAGGTGAAACGATGACAAGCACACTCGCGCAACTGCGCACGCGGCTGGCGGCGCGCCTGGTAGACGCCGGCAACGCCGTGTTCGCGACCACCACTTTGGATGAGGCTATTCGCACGGCGCTGGCGGAATACAGCGCGGCGCTGCCGGCCACCGCCGAAACCGTGCTCACGCTGCCGGGCGCGGGCCGCGAGATCGCGCTCGACGGTGTGGCCGATCTGTGGGCCGTGCTGGATGTGTGGTGGCCCTACGACAGCCTGGCCGCCGAGGCCTGGCCGCCGCCGCGCGTGCCCGGCTTTCGGCTGGCCTGGGACGACGCGCGGCCGGTGCTGGTGCTGAGCGCGCGCCTGGCCGCGCAGCCGCAATCGGGCGACGAACTGCGGCTGTGGTAAACGCGCCCGCACACCCTCCAAGACCTGG